CACCAATCGGACGGCCCCACTGTGGGCCTCGTCGACGGGTGGGTGCTACGCGTGTTTCCGGCCGCACTACTGGATATGAGAATCCTGATTATAGCAGTTCCGACATACTGTTTGCACAGCTAACCTCCGCAATAGTCGGAGGAGGCGTGTGCATGCCGGCTCTACCTCTACGTCATCGCACTGAGCGTAAGGAATGAGCTGGCTGCCCGATGCCCCTGGTGTCGCCAATACTCCGGTCGAACGGATCTACACATGACCGCATTAAAACACCTGTGTCGGGTGGTACCCATGAGCTTTTCAGCTACGACTTGGGATATTACCGATCACACGGGAGATGAGGACGGCGCCAGCGAAAGACAATCCGTACAACACTTATGGTTAATAATAACAACTCTAAACAAAACAAACACAACAAACCCAAACCTTCTAAGCAGAAGGTGACCTTCACGGCCAAGCCACGTGGCAAATCCAAGAAGAAGAAGTCGCGGTCCTCGCGAGGGAAAGACCGTTCTAACCGCCGTTCACCCAGAATTGGCGAGAAGATCGGTAGTTTCCTCGGCGGGGTCGCGCAAACGGCGATAGGGAGGATATTTGGAATGGGGGAATACACCGAAACTCTAGGTAATGAGATTGGTGTGCCCGCTTCCGAAATTGCTGAAAACGCAATCCCTGCAGTTAACTCTTTGGTCACACCCGTTAACTCGAACATCGTATCTGAAATGCACAGTGGAGCCGAAGGCTGCATTCGCATTACGAGGCGTGAATTCGTGAACTTTGTGGACATCAAGGAAAGTGTCACTTCTTATGAGTACTACATTGAGCCATCGCGAGCACCCACTTTTCCGTGGTTGGCTTCCATCGCGACTAACTGGCAACAATGGCAGATGCTCGGATGTGCATTCGAATACGTGCCAACATCTGGTTTAGCAGTCGGAACGGACAGCGGGGCTCTGGGACAGGTCATCATGGCGATGCGGTACAATACTACCGAGGACGCCAATGTCTTCCCAACCCTCGTGCCCGCTGCACTGCTCAACCAGTCTGGTGCCGTGTCAATGTCACCCGCTACTCCCGGTACTTGTTACCTCGAGTGCGACCCCGAGCAGACCAACCAACCCGTAAAGTTTGTCCGCCGAAACGGCTCCTTAGGCGCATACTCCACTCAGAACTATGAGGGAGGTGTGCTGATGGTTAACACCTCAGGAGCACAATCGGCCGGCGCAGACCAATGCGGGCAGCTGTGGGTCACTTATGACATTCTACTGTATCACCCCACCATGGTGGAACCCATTATCCCACTACCCTTGATCGTGAACGATCCTGTGTATTTGAAATACCTACCACTGTATGAACAGCTGGAGGCCCTTTCTATGCATGTTGGACCTTACAGTCAAGATGAGGCTATTGTACGCCTGTCCATGATGGAGACCCTCAAAGCACAACTCCGCACCACTGAATTCGTGGAGCGCCGTGCATATTGGGATGCTGTCAAGGCAGCGTGCGAAACCGTTGTTGCCGCAGGCAGCACCAATCAGCCGCTATTGGACTTGATCCGCACCACTGACTTGTACAAGCTGGTTTGCAAAATCAATCCACCGGAGGAACGACCCCCCCGACTCAATGTCTCAAGAGCCGAGACTGAGAATTGGGAAACGGTATCCACCGTTGGCCGTTTCTGACCGACCACTACCCCACGAGGTAGTGCCCCTTGGTATCGGGGATCAAAAGATACCATGTGAGTTTGTCATTTTGGCTCTAGTGACACTCACCACCCTAGCATCAGCACTGCTAGGCGCCTAAAGTAGGCAACTGTCCTGTGCACAGCACCCAAGCACCCGCAAGGGTTGCAGTATTTCCTGCTAGCCCGGCTAGTAGTTACTGCATTTGCGATCCGTGATCCCTACCGGATATGCAAAGTAACAATGTGGGGCCCCACACACACCAGCATGAAAAGTTTCTTTACAAAAATAGATTTCTTCGAATCGGGTAAAACCAAAACCACCCCTAAGGTGCCCTTGAAGGCCCGTCTATCTCAAGACGGTCTTGGAGTATCTCAGAGACCTGAATCAATCAGTGATTCGGGGGGCGGCAGCGGCCTGTCGGCGCCTTTGGCGTCTATAAAACCAGGACCAGGTTCGACAAGTAGTGCACACAGCTCGGCTAACCAAAAGCCACAAAACTCCCAGTCCCACCACCTCCCCGCTCTCACGCCCTCGACGCAAAATGACGTTACTAGTGAGAGTGGAAAAAGCAACACGCCTTACCATCACAAGAAGAAGGCCCGTTGCTCGCGATGTAAAAAGACTGGCCACCGATCCAAAGACTGCAAAGCCCATGACAGTAGTGGCAAACAGTCCAAAACGGCCCAAAAGCAAAAGGCCGCATTCAAAGCCTGCGAGGGAAAATCCGCTGAACAAGCAGTTGGAATCCTCAACGCAGCCGGTTTAAGTTCCGCCAAAACAGCCGACCCACTGGACGTGGCCCCCGGCAACATACCATTAGAAGGTGAACCTGACGTCTCGCAGGTTTCCTCAAAGCCAAACCCCGTAGTGGTCACCGCTCCCTGCTTCCTCTACTGGAAGTTTGGGAAATGCCCACGCGGTGACAAGTGCCCTTATGCACATGCCATCACGGCCAAGAATGGATGCAACGAGAAGTCCAAAGAGATATGTTGGAACTACAAGAACACTAAGTCTTGTAAATTTGGTCACAAGTGCAAGTTCCTGCACTCTGATGATCCAACACCATCTCCCAAAGGCAAACTAAGTAAAAAGGAGAACGAGGGCTCTCCCATTAGTAGTAGTAGTGACGACACTGACACTTCCTCGGACAGCGCGACTAGCGATGACAGTGACAGTAACAGTAGTAGTAGTGAATCTTCAGATAGCGATAGCGACGACGATGATGACAGCGATGATGATAGTAGCCCGGGAGACACCTCAGACACTGACGACACCAGTGATAGCTCAGACGACAGCGGCAGTCCAACTGCCCCTGATCCCCCAGCACTCTCTGGCTTCCTTGGCCTTCCCATCAGAATATTCAAAAACGTCAAACTCCAACTCTTTGGACCTCCTGTCAAGCAGAAGAAGGTCAAGAAATCCCAGCTTAAGAAGATAGCTCTCCTCCACGCCAACGTTGAAGACAAAATCAGGGGGCGTCTGCTCAATGCGGACCTCAATTGTAGGAAGCAATTCAGGACAACCTGCCTCTCCGCCATCAACATCGTACGCAAGGAAGAAGCCTACAAACTAGGCGTCAACGTGGCTGACATCGTTCAGTCAATCTACAACAGGGTTCAACGAGAACTCTTGAGCAGACGGTACTATACAGCCCTCGAAGCCGCCAACACTGGCAGCGTCGGGCTTAACCTCAATTTCTGCGACTATCTCCAGTGGGTGCGCATCGGCTACAGGCCTCTTTTCGAGCGTGTCGAGTACCTTGAGAGCAGACCCATCGGGTCTGGCACACCCAGCCAGCTGGCACCTTGGTTCGGACTAGCAACTGCTACTCTGGAATCCACGGCCGTTACGGGCCTTGGTTATTTCCTTCATGCACGGTACGCTCCGTTCTGTCTGCCCGCACTACAGTGTGCGGCAACCTGCGGCAAAATGCTCTTCCATTGTATCAAGGGAACTCCCTTTACTGTGTCGCGAAACGTGCCCTGGAGTCAGGCGCGTGAGATGCAGAACATAGAGTATGTCTCAAATCCAACCAAGTATTACGGTCCCAACGAGGTTCCACTCAAGATGATTGAAGACGTACCCAACCCTGCAGTGTTCGATAACCCATCTGACGGAAAGTGGCTCACCTCCACACATCTGGCTTTGAGCCTCATGGTGTCTGGAATAGCCTTCTCTGTCTTTGAGTCCTTCGTTCGCAACCGTCGCCTCAGCGCATACAGACTTGCGGTACACGCCTCGACAGCTCTTGCACCGCAGGCCCCCACACCCTACCTAGGCCTAGCTCGCCATATCCTTGCCCACTTCACCAGCAACTGCATTGCTGGATTCCAAGGCAAGCGAGAGCGCATGGCGGACATCACTACTGATGTCTGCCTGGCAGACCGGGTATACAAACACACACCAACCCAGAACCAGTACAAGTGTACCGAACGGCAGGCAATCTGCACGCCTAAGTTCGCTCTTAGACACTTCTGGGGGATCCAGGACTACGCACCAACTGTTTTTAGAAATTGCCACCACAATGAGAAAGTGGCGATGGAAGGCCGTGTAGGCAAGGAACTGCCCATACACAAAGATCCAAAAGCGCTGGCAGCATGCCGCGCCGAGTGGTCTATGCTTACCAAAACAGTCATGCCGGCATTCAAGTCAATGAGAAGAGTAACCAGTGGGCTCCCTTTCGACGAATGGGTTCAACCCTTTCCTGCCGCCAAACGTGCAATGTTCACAGAACTCAAAGAGAACGTCAACGAGGAATATGATGATCGTGCGAGCTCATTCATCAAACGCGAGAAAGCCATCCGATATGGCTTCTACGATGGTGAAGTCTTCATACCTCTGACCTACTTCCTGTGGAAAGATCCCCGATTCATTCAGGGGTGCAATCCCGCGAAGAGCCTCATCTCTGGGCCACACATCAGGAAATATGCCAAGGTCCTTCGTGACCATCTCGAACCCAAGGGCACCGAATACCAGCCCGCGGAGATCAGGAAAGGCAAACAGGTCATTTACACCTGTGGACGCACGGCCGAGCAAGTTGGACACTATCTTGCCAAAGCCATTGTAACCCTTGAGGAAATGAAAAAGGATGGTGACGAAGTCGTCTTCTTCGAAGACGACCAGAGTCGCTTTGACTTACACATGATCGAGGGCTCGTTCTATTTCCTGGACAGCATTTACAAGTCCAAGTTAACCAAGAAAGTCCGCAAGACGATGCGCCGTACCAAGTGCAGCAGGGGCAAATCCTCCCTAGGCACACGGTATTCCATCCCCTACACAATGCAGTCTGGGGAGACGGACACATCAGCGGGCGACACAACGGTAAACACTGGCATGAAGATCTACATCCATGGTGGCGGACGCCCCTGGATCGCGATCATCAACGGCGATGACAGCATCACTATCACACTCGCGTCTGAGCTACGAAGACTCGGCGGGAAAGCAGGTATTGATAAAGAATACGCCAAACTTGGGATGGAGGTAACCTCAGAAATTTCGAATCTAGTCTCAGATGTCGAGTTCTGCAGTGGAACCTTCAGACCCACCAACGGATCATACATTCTCTTCCCTAAGGTCGGCAACCTTTTCTCGAAGATCCTGTATGATGACAAGGACAGACACCCCAAATTCCAAATGGGTTGGCTCAGAGGCATTGCCTCAACGCTCGCACACTTTGGGCTCGTGGATCCACTCTGCGCCGCTCTCTCTGAAGGCATCATGGCCATCACTGGAGAGGGTGCAATGACCCGAGAGGCTCTCAATCCTTACAAATCCTGGCCCGACGGCACAAACCGCCCGTCTGTACAGGACATCAACACCTTCTACGCCACCCGCTACGGACTCAACGCACAGGACATTGAAGAAGCATGCGACACTCTACGTAACATAAAACTGTACGACAGTTGTGAGTGCCCGCTTATCAAACACCTCGCTGAAATCGACCAAAGCCCACGCGAAATCAGCTACTCATTGTAGGCTGACTGCGTGGCACCAACAAATCGCTATCGGGCAGTGATCCTAAGCTGGACACTGTGAAGCCCCCAATGCATGGGCGCGCCCGATTCTGCCGATTGAGTTTAACAATCGTAATAGCAAACTTTCTTTTCAGGGCTATATGAAGAGAACAAGCCGGTGCAACGACACCTGAC